TACGTTAGTAATAGTTACTGTACCGTTGATAGACGCATCGCCGGAATTACTTATGAAAGTATCTGCAGTTTTTAAATCTCCGTTACTGTCAACTAACGCATTTGCTCTAGTAGTAGTAACATCAAATTTTAAATTAGTTAATGTACTTGCGTTAAAGCCAGGAGCAATAATTACTTGTTTCCAATAAGCGATATCTGTAGGCAGGGTGCCGAGTGGCACACTTGATGTTGTTGCTTCATAAATGAAAGTAGGCGGAGTATTTGGATTACTTCTATATGTTACTCTATCTCCCCTGATGTAATTAATAGACGCACTAAAGGTCGGGCCTTGAAACTCAAGTCCTAAGCCGCCGCCGTCTACTGATGGAATAAATTGGTTGTTGCTAAAAATTCCTAATAAGATACCACCAACTTTAAATAAAATAATAGTTCGGGGGTTATCGTTAGTATCAGTTACGTCAACTACTTCGCAACCAGTTATTCCCTGAAACGTTGAATATGGAGGGCCTGCTAGTATTGTAGACACGCCGTCATTAAAATATAACTGTTTACGTCTGCTATCGATCCAGATGTCACCTTGACCAATAGTTGAAGGGATAGTATTGGAAACAATACTACCACCACTTACTTTAAAACCTGAACCGTCGTAGATTTTTAATCGGCTTTCACTGGTATCAAACCATAGTTGTCCTTGAATTGGATTGTTTGGCGAGCTAGTATTGGCAAAATTTTCTAGTAAGTGAACAAAATTTTCATTAAATGCTTCACCATAACTACTGGCATTCTTTCCAACTAGGGTTAAATCAGTAGCTGTTTGGTCAACAGTACCGTCGACTATTTCTGTTAATACAGATCCATCAGTTTTGTTGATTATGTAGCTCATTGTAGGACACCAGTAAAAATAATATAATTCATTGTAATGTACGGGTTCATTGTACTGATAGAATCACCAACTCGAGATGCTGATACGCCGCCGCTATTTGGCAATCCGTATCCAGTTGCTCCGGCTGATAGACCGTACCCTGAAATTGTTCCGCCGTCTGCGGCGCCTGTTGGGCTACCACCAGCAAAATATTGTAATCCAGATTCGCTTTGAAGCGTGTGTTTATGCTCTGGAAGATTATTGATTTGAATACTAATCTCTTCTGAACCGTTACTTTCTCCAATATTATCTGCCGATGTAGCAGTAACTCGATTAGCACTGCCTCCGCCTGCGTCAATTAAAATAGTTGGATCGTCTTTATCTGGAACTGTGGTATCGTTATCCATACTATCTGGTCCCATCGGGAATCTACCACGTAAATCTGGTAACGCAAACGTGTTTTTACCGCGAAGGCCTAATCGTTTATATGTATAACCAATTATTCCAAATAATTCTGGATACTCACTAATACGTACTTCGCCTCCATCGCATAACAAATAACCGTTTGGTAATACTGTTCCAGCAAACGGCATTAAACACCCAATTGGAACTGTTGGAATATTAGAAACAAACGATTGTTTTGTAACACGTTTAAGTCCACTGTCAACTCCCGATCTATATACTAATAATTGATCATCATTATTTGATTGGGTAACTTGCGGTTTTCCTGTAATAAGGTTTTGACTGATAGATGTAGTAAATTCAATAAGGCCAGGCGGACGACCAGTTTGAGGGGTCTGGCCGTCAAACTCTACGTTGTCACTTGCGACATCGCCAATTAATCTAAAAGTAGTAGCACTAGATAACTTTGCCGCTGATCCTGAGATGCTGCCTGATAGTGATCCTGTAAATGATCCGTTAAAACTACCAACAAATGACTGGGCATATATGTTTCTAAAACGTCTAGTGCTTGATCCAATATCGTAAATAGCATCTGCTGAATTATTTGGGCCAGGTAAAATAACAGGAAATGTAAATGGATTACCGTCAATATCAAAATAACTTGTTACAATTTGTCCTGATGTAAAAATATTATTTCCAAATGTAGATGTTGATAATATTTCTAGTGTGTTACTTGAAACACCGCCAGAGGATGTAATATCTCCGTTAGTAATAATGTTTCCATTTACGTCTAACGCCTCTTGCGGAGTGATTGTATTAATACCAACTCTACTGTTTGAATCTACGTGAACTACTGTTGTTACTATTCCGTCGTTGGCAGTCAACTTAACACCAATGCTGCCGCCGCTAGTTTTAGAATATAAAATAGTTGACGATAATTCTTGACCAATGTTAAAACTTAAATCACTGCCAATACTAATACCGCCACTTGCTCTAATGTTTAACGGAGTATTAGAGGTACTAATTATATCGCCTCTAAGAAAATTGCTTGCCGCTACTGGAGATCCGTTGACTACTAGCGAATCTGCTTGGCTAGCAGTTCCCCACATTTTTGTTGGGGATACTAAACTGTCAGCATCAACAGTACTAATATTAAAGCCTTGACCAATTGTAGTAAACCCTGGGATGAATAATTTAGGTTTAAATGATTCTTTACTTAATATTGCTACTTTACTATTGTTTGCAAAGAATGAAATTACGCTGTGAGAAATATTATTTGAATCAACAATAGTTTCAACATCCGGGCCTGTTTTTGCACCTGAACTGTATTGCGGTCCAATTAATAACCAGTTAGATCCAGAATACACATGAAGTTGCTGAGTGTTTGTGTTAACCCAAAGATCACCAATTATGCCTACACTCGGTGCTGTTGGGAATTTTTTAACACTGCCCGCGGCCGTCCATACTGTACCGTCATATACTTTTAATAAATTAACATCTGGACTGTTGTCGTACCATAGTTGGCCTTCAATTGGTTGTGATGGTGCTGTGTTTTTAGCAAAATTTTCTAACAGATGTAAGAAATTTTCTGCCATGTAAGACGCATAACCAGCATAATTTTTTCCAACAAATTTTAAATCAGTTTGAGAATTAACTGTTTGATCTTCAACCGTAATTGGCGGTTTACTTGGATTTGTAGTTTCGGTGTATTTGACTTGATATGACATTTATTATACTCCGCCCAATCCAGTTAAACTTTGAATACGCACAGTATAGTCAACCTGAATTAATCGATTTAACGATTTTTGTACAGGATGAAATACTACATGAGTTAACAATAAACTTTGACCAGTAGAACTGTATGATTTAAGACCCAACTCGTCAAACACATATGCGCTTTCATTGTTAGTAGTAGTATCGTACGCCGATTGGCCGCTAGGCTCGCCGTAGTCTAGTAGACAGGTAATAAACACATCAGTGTAATTTGTACCAGTAACGTGTCTAGTTTCTACAAAATTGCGAGTTGGATCAACGTTATTACTGCTTCTATCGTCAACAATTTTAGTGTAAGTTTCGTTGTATAGACTAGCATTTGATCCCGAACTATTTGGAGTTAAATAGGTAATAATACCAGTTGGATCAATTGCTGTTCCGCCATTGCCAAAGGCCATTTGATATATAAAACCTTGGCCGCTGTTAGCGATGCTCTGAGCTAGTGCTATACTAATATTTTCGTAATGAACAGCATTACGCTTATTAATAAAAACTTCACCAGAAGCGGGGTCGTGAATCTTAATATGACCCTCTACATGAATTCCCGTTGTATCTTTACTCTGCATAATGCTCTCTCTTTATCTTATATTTATCAATGTGTATAATGTGATAGTTTAATTGGCTAGTTAGCCTCTATTCCTTACTCGTACTCTAGGATAAACTGCTCCAGAGACGCCTCTAAGTTTGTAAGTATTACTTGAAGAAACATTACCAGACAGCAACCTTTCTAGTTTATAAAACAAATATCGATTGTTTGACTCTGTTCCCAGCGATGTAAAATCGCCTGCGTTGCCACCAGTTGACGATATTTGTGATTTTTTAGAAGATGAAATTAAGTATGATAACGCTTCAGCTTGAGTTAATGTTTGTTGCTGTTCTGATAGACACGCAAGGCACCCAGTAACTTGAGGGCCTGACATGCTAGTGCCTGAAATAGATCCTAATTTATAGCTAGGATTTCTTGGATCATTTGCTAGTGTAATGCCAAATTCAGCTGCAGCTCCAGAGTCGTATACTGCGCTAATAATATTTTTGCCCGGAGCATAGATTGATACTCTAGATCCGTAATTACTAAAATTAGTCTTATATTCCTGTGTTACCGTGTCAATAGCACCTACAGAAATTGCGTTATCACTGTTTGGTGAAGATCCTCGACTATGAAAATATGTAGATCCACCGGACACAATACTATTGTTATAATCCGAAGATGCTAGTGTAGCTGTTGGCCAATAACTATTACCTGCGCTAACCACTGTTATTACTCCATCAGCAATTGCATCCTCAATATCGGCATCAACTGCGGCAGTCCGTGCTGGCATCCTATAAAGATAGTTACCTCCCGGAACTGGTACTCCATTAGATTCTAAAGTGATTTTTTTAGTTGCGTCTAATCCAGTAACTGCTACAGTAGCTCCTCGATATGTTAGTGAGGTAATCCCGCTGAGATAAATTGCTCCGTATGAGTAGCCCCAGCTGTTATTACACACTGTTGGATTCCGTCTACCAGTAGCAGGATTTATTGGCTTCTTTTTATGAAACTCTCTTATATAATCAAAAATATATACAGACCAGTCACCAGCAGGGCCGTTGCCTCCTGCGTAAATAAATTCCATATTATAAATGTTGGCATCTCGGGCCCAGCCCTGAGTGTTACCAGCAACAGTACCAGCAACGTGAGTTCCGTGGTTGCTAGAAATGTTTGTATAACTGTATGATCCAGAAGTACTATATCCTAAACTTGCGCTGTGTTGAAACCAATCATATTGTACAGCTCTTGACCCTCCAGTACCGTCAGCATTAACAGCAAACTCTGGATGATTAAAATTTATGTGAGCATCAACTATTACAACATCAACATTTTTTCCAGAACTAGTAGTAGACACTGTTTGTGTTGTTTGTGTAAACGCACCGTTAGTCCCCCAATTAGATAACGGTTGTCCTGCGGCAACTCTATATAATCCCCAATTTTTATCATTAGTATCGACGGTTGCGCTTTTTTCAAAATTTCCAGATTGTACCCAGTGGGGCAATGCCTCAATACCAAGCGCACTTGGCAACTGTTCTACTGCTAGTACTCTAGGGTCGTTGCGCAATTGTTCGGCTTCAGCTTCAGTGATAAGAAAATGTGTATTCCTACTAATTTCTCTACGTTGACTAACTGTAACTTGTCTGTTAGGAATATATAAATCACCACCAGCAGTTTCCATATCGTCAAGCAGAGACGTAGCATCGTCCATTGTCTTAGCAGTTACAATATATTCTATTAAGTCTGTCATATTAATCCTCTATTTTTACTAAAGTCAATGTTATTGTAATTGCTGCAGGCACAGCTCCTTTATTAACAATCTTAATAGGAATGTTAGATGTTGGAACTACTTCGTTATTAAACCCAATTGTGCCGGGACTAATTACAATAATCTCTGCGCCAGCAGTAATGACTTCCGCAATTACACCAGATCCAGGTAAAGGATCAACAGTTTGTAATCTTGTTGAGTCTGCGGTCCTAGATGATGTGTCTGTATACAATGTTACCCAGGCAGAGGCCGATGCTTGTATCTTAAATAACAAATATGATTTGAATCCAGATATATCAAACGTGCCAGTTGCTCCTGCTGCCAATGTGCCGCTAGTTACTGTCACTGTTGTTCTGTTTACAGCCACTGCCGTTGGTACAGCTGAAATTGCCCCATCTGTAATTGTAATTGTTGAACCGTCAACTTTAACTCCACCTAATGTAAAATTAGTAGCCGTGGGCAATGTATAAGAATACGGCGCAGTTATTACCCCATCTGTAATTGTAATTGTTGAACCGTCAACTTTAACTCCACCTAATTGTCCAGCGGCACTAACTTCTGCTATAGGTAAAGAATATGAATACGTTGAAGAAATTACACCATCTGTAATACTAATAGATGTGCCGTCAACCTTCACACCCCCTAGTACTCCGGCACTTGTACCAGCAATGGGCAGTGTGTATTGCTGATCATCTGCCGACAAAATGCCGTTATTAATTGACAACCTGCCGCCTACTTTGACACCACCTAATTCTGTTGTTGTAGCAGCCGGTAATGAATAAGATAAAGAATTGTAAAGTTCAGTAAAATTTTCATTAATTTTCTGTGCGCCGGATCGGAGTGTATCTCCATTTCCGTCATTAGCAATTTGTCCTGTTTGAATTTCCTGATATGCCATTTTTATTATCCTTGATCAAATGTTATAGTGTTACTGTCAAATGTTCCATTAGTGTTGTCAAACGTTGATGTTATCGGAGCATTATCTTGTGTAGGTATATTAAATTCAGTATACCATACACCCGGTTCTGCTTTTAAGAACCCTGATATTTTGTTGTTATCATTTAATATATTAGTTTCGCTGTCCCAATAAGTTAAAGTACGTTTAACAACAGTGACTTGTGTACCAAATGCTAGCGGAGTAGCTAACGTTAGCTGTTTTGATACCCCGTCAACTGTAAATTCTGCGTCAAATTGTACGTCGCCATTGGTACTGTCTGGATGATTGTTTACATTATAAACAGAATATGCGTCTTTCTTTAGACGAATGTTACCAATAAAGAATGACCAGTTTGCTATGTCAGTGTGGAACAAATTAGAACTAGTGTGTGCTGTTGTACATTTGTAAGTGTAACTACCTAATGTTACAAACATTCCAACATCATATGTCACGCTTGCCGCCCACTCGGCTCCAATATTATATCCGCCTACAAATACTTCAATATCATGTGGCAACGTCTTAACAACATTAGTAGAAGTATTAAAAGTGTATAATCCTGGCGTAATTTTAATTAAATTAACAATGTTAGAACCATCTGCTATTACTTGTTCAACAATTATATTTTCAATATAAGGAATAGTTTCACTTGGTCCAATATCTTGAACAAACGATCCGGCACGATGTACAGTAGGAGTGCCAGTGCCTAATGTGCCTCGACGTAGTTGGCTTAAAATATTGCCAGTCTTGGTAAAGTATTCAATACGCTCGCCTCGGATTTCAATTACTCCTGGCTTATTTACAGTAGGGTTTGGCTCGTCAAATTTACTAGCATCAACAACCACAATACTAGTATCGTTCCATTCTAAATTACGAACTAACGAAGTTTGTTTGTTCAAACTTAATCGTTTATAGTGAACACGATTTAACATATCTTTAAATTGCATGTATGAAATACCAGGCTTCAACACATTGCTACTGAATGTTAGTAATGTAAATTCATCGTTAGCTGCAGGGCTCGTTGATAATGTAACACTTTGTTTGTCTGAATTTAATTTAAAATCAACACTAGGTACCAGTAACTTACCGTTGCGCATGACCCACACGTAATTATCGCTAATAACAGTTCTATCTAATGTTATTGTACCGCCTGATATACCAGTATAATTAAAATATTCAATAGTATCTGGCGTAAAGTTAATATTAGACGATACTGTAACTAGTGTTCGTTGAATATCCAATATATCATGCTTGTAAGAACTTATAATTTCAACAACATTTAATGAATTGTATACTTCATTAAACACAATTTGCGGCTGAGTATTATTAATTCCAGGCAAGTATGTATAGAAACTACCTACTGTTAGACTATCTTTTATTACGCTAATAACTAATTGTTGATTAACATATAAATTACGAATACGTGCTGTTATCTTAATATTAATTCCGCTAAGATCTACAACGTAATCAGTACCTAACACAAGCATAGTGTTACCAACATATACTGTAATATCAGCAATATCTAAACCGTACTGTTGATATTTGTTTTTATCAATGGCATATATTAATTTGTTTGATTTAATTTTATAATAAATGTTGTTTGCCGCTGGTAAAATTGTTTGGTCAACTCTTACAATCATGCTAGTTTCGGCAGGAAGACTGTTTCCAATTTTATTTTGAAGAGCATATGTTGACGTACCGTTTAATAAATCAGTTGAAGGATCGCGATTTTGGCGGCCATCGGTAGCAATTCTTTCAGTTTTAGTTACAGCAAAAGTTTGTTCATTGCCACTGACAATTACAAAGTTTATAATAGTGCCAGTAGGTGGAGCAGAATCAAATCGTATGCCAACACGTTTATTGCTTTCATACGTAGCATCTGTTTCAAATAACTCAACTGCTTCAGGAATACCGTCAAGATATACTAAAGATGTAATATCTGACAACCACGGTGCTTTGGTAATAAATTCAGTAGTTGAGCCGTTGCCAACAAAATAATCAAGATCTAAAATATTTGAACCGCTAAATCCAAAGCTGAATATTGAAACAATTTGCGTGTTTGTTGGAGCAGTATTAAACTTAATAGTACGAGTATTAAAATTAACAACGTAATCGTCGTTCATTGTTTTAATAACCGACGCAGATACGCCGTCAGTTATTTTTACAATTACTGCCTGTGGACTATTAATTTGTTGAGTAATAGCATAATCAACTGTACTGTTGTCTCCAATATAATTATCTACTTTAATATTGGCAGAACCTGCGCTAGGTTTTTCGTATACTTTAATAGCAACAGTATCAAAAATTTGTCCCGGAACAACTTCTTCTGTAGCAGGGCTAGTTGTAGGCGTAACAAATCCGTCTCCGTCAACAATAATATCTTCAGCATTTAAACCAGTAGCAGAGCTATAAGCTAAGTTGCCGCCTGTTAACGCAGTATCATAGTCTGCTTCTTGAGGCTTAATTGAACCGTCACTAGTACTCTTACGAAAGATAAATTCATCTCCAGCATTTACAGTATATCCACTAGGAATAGTAATCACATCCGCGTCGCCGTTGCCAACAAACGTGGCAACTACGTCAGGATCTAATCTAACTGGATCTAATGGCGAACTAATTGTTATTGTGCTACCGGCAGGTGCTAATTGAGCCAGCGTTATTAATCCAACTATGCTAACTGTATAGTCAATATTTTTTACTAATGTGCGGGTAACAACTATATTACTGCCAATTCCAATAATTCCAAATATAATTTGATCTAGGCGTAAAGATGTTGCATTAATTATTTCAGTAACTTTTGTGTTATAACCAAAAATATTGTTAGCACTAGTTGTAATAATATCATTTATATTAATTCCCGCTGTGCTTGGCACTGATAAGATATATCCGCCAGCCGCATTTTCTACAGTAGTAGTAACAGTTTTAGATATCACTACCTTTAATGACTCGGCGGCAGTATTGTACTGATAATCTAATCCGCTTGCAGAGTATGACTGTTGGTACAATTTAATATGATAGGTATTGATTTCTACGCCAGTTTCAGGCACGTATGGTAATGTGAATACGTGGGTGCCAGCTGCAACCGCAACAATATAATCATCAAAAGTTGCGTCAACACTATCCCATCTATCAGTATAGTAAGGTGTACTATCCCACCCTTGACTAACATTTAGTCCAAGACCGTTCATTATTACGCCGCCGTAGTCGACACCAGTCATTAACTGTGCTAGGTCTTTACCTACATCGCCTGTTTGCGGATTATAGTAATATTGAATCCTGTCTGCCGCATTTAATAGACTCCAATCTTTCAAATACGATACTAAAACTATAGCATCTTTAGCAATGGCAGTTGTAAAAATAATAGACCCAGAATAACTAGTGTATCCTTTTGCAGTTGACTTAATTGTTACTAGTTTATAATCGTCACGTAGCACATCAACTCCGTTAATTGTTACAGACGATTTGCCTATTCTAATGTCAGGTGACCATTTTAACGGAAATTGTAAACGACTTCCGGTTCCAGTAAATGATTCAGTTTCTTCTAATTTAGTAATAAAATAATTTTGAGTTAATCTGTCAAATTTCATTTTAACTAAACTAGAACGAATTACACCGTTGCCAATATAAGCAACTACTTGCGCGGCAGTGCCGCCTTCATTTAGGCCGCCTTCAACTAAGACAGTTGGCGCATTTAAATAGTTACTGCCAGGTGTTAATAGTACTATTCTATTAACTTTACCATTAGAAATAAATGCCCTTGCTGTTGCGCCGGTGCCGGACTTACTGGCAATCCTAATAACCGGCGGTAAATTATATCCGCTTCCGCCGTCTACTATTTTAAGTTCAGTAACAGTAAATCCAACATTATCAGCCCAATGTTTCCACGGATACGATGTTATTAGACTATCGTCAATTTGAATTACTTCGTCAACTATTTTAGTTTCAATAGTAGACTGATTTAAAACACGATATGTTGGTTGTAAATCAAAATCAGTTAATGACAATTCACTAGTATCTGTTTTAGAATAAGAACTGATATATTCTCTAACCTTTGTTCTGTAAGGTTTTACTTCTGTTATATACGCTTCAAAATCTGATAAATTATCGCTGTTATAAGTAACTTTCTGAGTCAACTCGCCAACATTATGCTGTGCTTTAACAAAACTAGTTTTAAATATCCAGTCAAGATAATTTTGTTCCGAATACGCATAACGAACACACATAAAAAATAAATCTAAATAGTACGGTTTTAATTCGTCAATTAAAATATTTTTTTGTAAACACACTAGGATATTTTGTAGTTCTCGGCTTGCGGAATTATCAAATATTGATCCATCATATAAAGAACCGTCATAACCATACGGTGTTCCAGAAAATTTATATAATTCAGGCAAGAATTGAATTGTGCCGTTTTGAATCCCAACTACCTCGTAACTTTGAGTCCAATCGATTGACGCTGATTCCGCATATTTTCTTAGTAATAACCAAGTACCGCTACCAGTAGTCCTAACTTTAACTATTTGTCCTATCTTAGTAGTAACTGTGGTCAACTCAACAAATGTGTTGACAGCGTAATCTATTAACGAGTATTGTCCATATCCGGTATGATACCAGTCAATATAATTCCAATATTTTCTAGTGTCATACCCTTGTGACTGAACTCTTGACCAAGTTAAGGTAGATAGATCATATGAATAAATGCTCCAAGTATTAAGCGCCTGGACATCAGTATGAACTAGCGCAGAATATGATCTGATTGATATAGTAGTAGCATCATTATAACCAGTGCCTGATGAAATTATTGATGTTCCAACAATTTGACCTTTGGCATTTATTACAGTTTTAATCTTTGCTCCTTCGCCTGCCCCAGAGATATCAAGGTATGGGGCGTTAACATAGCCGTTACCTTTTGTAATAATAGTAACTGAAGTGATTGCGCCGTTAATTACTACTGGAGTAAGTACCGCGGGTTTAAATGCGCCAACGTTAGCAAATCTTAATTCAGCGTCAGTGTCAAATACAGTATCATATAATCCTAGATTAATATTTGGTTCAGGATCGTACGACTCTAAACGTGTCAAGTCAGCATTACCTACTATTTGTGTACTTGATAATAGTAAGTTTGTCTTTTCAAAGAATTGTTTTAATGCTTCAAATCGATTTGCAAACATGCCTTGACGAGGTCTATTTTCAATACCAAATTGTAACTTTGGCGGTAAACTAGGATCAGGCACTAGGCGGCCTTGCTCGTCTTTTCCGCACAAGCTGTCAAACCATTTTGTCTCAATAGCTGGTGGCAACACTGTGTTTATATTTTTACTAATTATTTTCCACTGACTGTGGATATTTTGTCCGGCATGATCAGCAATCCAATATTGAACAGACAACACAACGTCTTTATCTTCTAATAAATTCGATACGTTGAATAAACTAAATGAGTTAGTGCCAGTTAGAGCTAAAAATTTATATCCATCACCTCTTGGGTTTGATATTAAATTAGCAACATCGTGTGCCGACATATTGCGATTAATAATATTTGGTATTGTTTTTTTATTTTTTACCCAGTAGTAATATGTATATTTGGTAGCTTTTGACACATTATCAAAACGTTTTTCGTAGCTGTACACATTATTTCCGTATAGGGTAGTTCCGCTTATACCTAATGTAG